TAGCACTTTTACAAATGCTTGACAAGTAACAGAAATATGTGTAGAATACCTTTGTCCGAGTTCAGATGGGAGACTAGCTATCTTTAAAGAGCTTCTCTAAGATCTCTTTAGCATCATCGACACTGGAGATATAACCGAGATCTTTATTCAGTTTAGTCTGCTTGTTCTTGGACTTCTGATACTGTCTCATGTAAGACTGGTGCATATAAATCATTTCCATATCAGATGATTCACTCATTGTAAGGATGTCATCCATGTTCAGAATGAACATGTCTTCAGTAGTTGTTTTGAGCCATGGTTCTATTTTGTATCCCATGATTCCCATTCTTCCTTTGATTTCAGAAACAATGATGGGATTTGATACGATCAATAAAGTCCGATCATCTTCTTCGGTAGCTGCGACCTTAGCGAAGATTTCTTCTCCAGATTTTAATTTAAGTGTTGCGTAAAAATCATCTTCTATCATGTCTTTAATTGAATTGTGATTATATCATAGTTAAAATTTTCTTCATTATAGATTTTAATTCGTTCAATAAAGTGATTTAGAGTATAGTTTTTTCTTGATTTATATGTACAATCGTCAGAGATGTCGTAGAGTACTGCTTCAGATTTATTTTTTCCCTTTCTAAGTACTCTTCCAATTGATTGTAAATTTCTAATTCTCGACTTACTGGGTGAAGAGAAAATAACATTGTGGAGTCTCTTAATATTAATACCAGTAGAAAAAGTTCCATAAGAGGCAACAATAATTGCGTTGTCTTCTCTCTCAGTAATTTCTCTGACTAACTCTCTTTCCTCTGTATCAACACCGCCATGGACAAAGAACACCTTGCGGTCATCTCGCTTACCATTATTTATCTTTTCAAAAAGAACCGCTCCATGAGCCTCAACCCTTGCAAAAAGAACCAGAGTGTTTCCTTTGAGATCTAAAGAAAGATTTCTAATAAAGTTATTTCTTTGATCGTGTGAAATTAAATATTGAATCTCATCTTCATACGTTTCAAATTTTTGTGGTGGATGCTTAAGGACTAAACAACGAATGTTTAACTGAGAAAGGTGTCCTTGTCTCATCAACTCTTCAGTTTTTGTAACCTTATAAGATGGGCCAAACAATCCTTCCAGAACCCACTTATGTGTCTGTGTTCCATCAAGTGTTCCAGTAAAACCAAACCGATACTTGGCATGGTGTAATTTTGTCATTATAGATATTAATGACTTACTCTTGAAGAGATGAGCTTCATCTCCTATCACAACATTATAATCTTCAAAGAACGAACGTTCTAATTTATAAATTGACTGCCAGGTTGTAATTGTGATAGGATACTCACTGGTCTTTTCTTTTCCTGCATAGATTTGATGACAGCATGACTCAACATCCATCCCATAATCGTGAAAATCCCCGTATAGTTGACTTACAAGACTGGTCGTCGGAACGACTACAAGAATTTTTTCATTCCTATCCATATAGTACCGCACGAGGGCGTAGATCATCAGCGATTTACCTGACGCAGTGGGACTTATCAGCAACTTTCGATTATGTCGTAGGGCATCATATACTCCCTCAATTTGATAATCCCGAGGAGTGTGTGAGCATATAGACTTCATATAATCTTTGACGCCTTCATATGAGATTCCTTCATTGACCTCAAATGGAAGCCCATAAAATTTATTGTCATCAAACTTATAAGTATATCCGTATTGATTGCAAAAATCTACGATCTTATCCAGCAGCCCGACGTAGATTTGTTTAGATCTCATATCATATAGATGTATTTCTCCATTCCAATTTCTACCACGATATTGTGGCATGAACTTTGCATTTGGAACTTCGAACTTAAAATGATCCCTCAGTTCGTACTCAATGTGAGGATCTGTATTAACTTTCAGAAATACTTCGTTAGATTTAGATATAACAAGATCTGTTGTTCTCACATGAGTCCATTCATCTGGAAATATTTATTAACCTAATCCAGACTGGAATCTTATGAATTCAATTGCATTCTTAATTTGATACGTTCGATTTTGAATGACTTTAAGGATACTTTCCAAATAATTTAGCATCGTGTCATAGTAATCAATCTTCAAACAAATCGAAGAAAGTCTTTCATCGGCATCAAGATATTTTTGTAGAGTATCTTTGTCACGAATCTTTTTTGGGAATGGATCCCCCACATAAACATCAGGATCTGCTTTTCCAGTATAGTACTCATATCTTTCGTGGCGAATGTTCCTTCTTTGTTGTTCAGCCTTTTTTCTCAGCAAACCTATATTGTTATAGAGTTCAAAATACTTTGCATGAAGTGCTGGAATGTTTAATGATTCGGTGTGAAGATTATCTAAATCAATTTGGGAATCTGCTTCCCACATTTTTTGAATTGTATCAAGATCAAAACTCATAATTTATTGCCATTTAAATCGGTTATATCATAGATAGTATACTTGAAAGTTGCCTCTGCAGTCAAATATTCGATGTCAGAATCGGTAGCATCGAATTGAAGATTTGACAATGAGTATGGCCACAAATCTTTAAATTTTAACTTAAAGTTTGGTGTGCTGCTGCTTGTTAAAATATGCAGAGTACCATCAGAGTAGATATTCATCAACTTTGAATCTGTAGTATCGACATATTTTTGCTGTCTCTGCAGATCATAAATTTCATCTAAACTATTTGCATATCCAAGACCACGAATCCAGTTTTGAATTTCCATATAATTTTCAAGATTTTCATCGACCAAAAATCTGATTGTTAAATCGTCAAAGGCAATTTTATCTCCTGGCGTATCAATGTTCTTTAGATACGTTGGTTGTTCTGCAACTCCTAAAGTCAACCCAGGAATGTTTGCACTGTTGGAAAAGAACGCAACCTTTGGTGATCTATTCAATAGAAACTTAAATCCTACAGGAGATAAGAAGTTTCTATTTTGTATTTGAGATGTAAATGCGTTTCCAGTAGCCATTTTTATTTCTATTTAGATAAAAAAAGGGGGCCCTTTCGGACCCCCATGAAACCTGTGAGAATGACTCACATGAGGTTCTTAACGGCAACACGACGATAGTAGCGGTTGCTGTTAACACGCAGTCTTCCAAGACCCTGGTTGGTGCCTTCCGCAAATGGGTTAGCAACGATTCCGTAACGGGTCTTAAAGCCGATTTTTGGCTGGAAGGAGTTCTCACCAACGGCACGAACCATTTGGAGAGGAACATATGGGCAATAGAACAGACCAGCATCATAAGGGGAAGAACCCTTATAACCAACAACGTAGTATTGGTTGCTGCCTTGTGCCAGACCGCTGTTATCAGCAGCCAGGTTTGCCGAATATGGGTCAATATATACTCTGTACTTACCTTGGATTGTACCAGCGAAAGTGCTGCCGGTATCATCAACGTTGAGACCTACGTTGAGCGCAGGGGTGTAATCGAGAACACCAGCCATGGTCAGTGCTGAAGCAACGTCAGCAGAGCACATGATGATGTTACCCTTGCCACGACGAGTTCTCTGAGCGATTCTGTTTGCATCTCTTTCGATTTGGAACAGAAGACCCTTGAACTTTTCAACGGACCAACGACCGTTGGAGTCGATGTCGAGGTCGAATACACCAGCGGTAGCGGTGTTTTCTACAGCACCTTGCTCAGCAATCTTGTAGATGGTTCTGATAACTTCACGGTTGATTTCAGCAAGAATCTCGGTTGAGAGAATGTTTGCTAATTCCGCTTCAGCATTCAGACCATGGATTGCCTTGAGGTCTTGAGCGAGTTCGAGTGAGTACTCAGCCTTCAGTGCTCTTGATTTCGCAGTAACGGTGACTTTCTCGATTGAGAATGCCATCTGTTGGAAGGCATTGCTTCCAGTACCATCCAGGTTTTCTGCATCACCTGTTTGCATACCAGAACCAACGTTATATGCCGTTGAAGTTGCAGTACCAACAGGGTTCAGGATTGCAGGGTTGGTGCCACCCTGAGCGGTTGTACCAATACCAGCAGCGACATCAGCGAAGCCACCAGTGAGATCGTTTCCAGCATCTTGACCAGAGAATGAGGTATCAACTTCGTTGAAGAAGGCCTCGGAACCGCTCTGGTTGTTGTAGCGGGAGCGCATTGCGAAGATCAGTCCAGTAGGACCGTTCATTGGTTGAACACCAGCCAGGTCATAAGCGACCAGATTAGGCATTGAACGACGGATCAGTGAGATCAGAACTGGGTCGAAACCAGCGGTAGGACCAGCAGCAGCTGAACCACCGGTGAAACCACCAGTGCCAGTTGAGTTGGTTGGTGATTCCATCAGGCTCATGCCACCTGATGAGAATGCTGCTTCCTCACGGAGGAATTTTTCTTGGTTTTCTAACAGGACGGCGGTTACCGCTCTACGATGGGAATCTTTGATTTGATCAAGACCCTCATAGTTGAGGAGTGGTGCCCACTTTTCCTGCAGATGCTCGTTGTTGAACATTTGCGTTTACCTTTGTGAATGTTTGTGTTTGATTAATCTTAAATTCAGTTTTTAGCGACAGCCTGAAGGGTTCTCAGGTATGCAGCCATTGGACCCGAAACGGATTCGGGGGAATGATCTACACCCTCAGACAGGGTTTCAGCATGTGCCTTTGGAGCTTTACCTGCTGGGAAATATGATTCCTTCAGCATCTCCAGTTTTTCACGATATTCGTCTTCACTTTCAAACTCAACACTTTCGGCAAGTGAAGCGAGCTTTTCTTTCTGAGTAGCAGCAAGGCCCTCAGAAACTTGATCTAAAATCCCATCGGCAACCGACTCTGAGAGACGCTTGTTAAGGGAGATGTTTTTCTCAATTTGCTCGTTGAGTTTTGTCTCCATTTCATCAAGCTTTTCTACCATATTCTCTAAAACATCATACTTATCTTCAGGGATTGTTACATAATGATCTTCAAAAAGTCCTCTCATTCCCGAAAGGAATGATTCGGTCATTTCGGTCTTCAGACCGTGTTCGATTGCGAGTTCGTTCTCAGTGAACCACTCTTCAGTTACATACTCAAGGTATGCATCAACTCTTTCTTCAAGAGCTTCTTTGATGACTTCAACTTCTTCAACCAGTCTTTGCTCGTACTGAGATTCAACTGCTTCTTTAATTTGTACAACCTTAGACTTAAGTGCTGCCTCAAAGATAGTCTTTGCCTTTTCTTTGAAGTTCTCAGAGAGTTCTTCACCACTGAGGAGAGCATTTACGTCATCTTCGATCTGGAATGACTCTTCTACCTCTTCCTCTTCTTCTTCTACTACTACTTCCTCTTCTTCTTCTGTAGGTTCTAAGAGCTCTTCTTCCTCTTCAGTTTCCTCTTTCATACCCTTCATAGGATCAGCAGCCTTAGCACCCTTGTTAACAACATCTCTTACTTGCTTCAGAGTTGCACCAGGAGTTTTCAGCTTTGCTGAATCGTCATCAGGCTTGTAGTTCTCAGGTGTTGGACCACCGAGATCTTCTACGCTACCAAGTTGAGTGCCAGGATCTGCCATCGTTGGCATTGATTCCGCTGCCTTTGCATTTGCATTGACGGCAGTTCTGGATTGTGTAGTGCCTACTTCCATTTCTTGTAATTGTTTGCCACGAGACATTTGAACTCTCCGTTTAACCTTTGGTTATAAACTATATTTATTTATAATTTAACAAATTACAGATTATTTAAGAAATCATTGAACAAATTGAGTTTTTGTTCATCTAATTTTCCTTGATCTACAAGAGTATTGATTGTCTTGTAAGTTTTTGATGCATACTTTTCACGAAGGATTCCACCATCCCATACCCATTCTTTTCCTTCCATAATTCCAGAAACAAATGCATCAGGCGCTGAAGGATCTGCTACGATATCAGCTGCAGTTGCAAGCATAAAGTCTTCACCAACAACATTGATTCCTTCACGACTTACTCTGAGTGAACCAACACCACGAGAAGAAACACCAAGTTTTACACCTTCACTAATCAAAGACTCTGCAATTTTACCCATTGGGGTATTGAGAATCTTTGCCTTACCAATGAAGTTAGAACCACTTTCTCTTAAAGAAGTGATTTTGTGCGAAACTCTATCAAGGTTTACAGTAGGGCCATCTGGATGTCCGAGTTCTCCAAGAGCTCTTCCTGCTTGAACGTGATTCTCATTGTATCGAGCAACTTCACGACGAAGAGTTTCCATAGGGTACATACGACCGTTACGGTTCTTAATGTCACCCTGAAGGAAAACACCTTCGATATACAGTGACTTTTTACCGTTGCGTTCTTCAACGATAAATTCGACTGATTCGATTTCTTCTCTGATGAGTTTCATTTTACGCTTGACCTGTGATTTGTACTTGTTGTGCAAACATATTTCCCGTTCCTCCATCAGAAATAAATGAAACTTTTAATGAATTTCTTAATTCTGCATATGGAGAATTGAAACTAGTTACAATACCTGAAGTATTGGTGTCAATACCAATTCTAGTTGAGAAATACCCATTATAACCAGAAGAAGTGTTTACTGAAATAACTGGTTGGTGTGTAAAATCATAATAACTTTGCTGCGATACAACTAAAGATACATAATCTCCAACTTCAAATTGAGAAGCCAATCCCTCTTCAAAAATAAGTGTTGTTGTTTCTCCTGTCGTAACACCAACAACTCTTTGAGATCTAGGAGCTCCCAAACTTACAGTTTCTGGATTATTCGCCGTTAAAAAATAATCTACATGAGTTGCAGTCGGTTCAGTTCCAATAGCAATATGACCTCTTGCACCAAAGGTAACAACTCTCAAAGTATCAGTTTTATGAACAAATGAACTAGATTTAACTGCGCTTCCGGTAGAAGTTACTGTAAATCCCGTTCCAACTGGTTTATGTGCCATTATTTTTTAAAATACACTTTTAGTTATTTATTAATTATTATTCTTCCTCTTCTTCATAATCTGATTCTTCGTAGTCACCAAACATCGAAGATGCTACCATTGGTTTGAATGCATCAATCTTTTCAGCCGCTTTAGAGAAAAGCAGATCTTTAATTTTGTCACTGATTTGTGAAGGACTTTCATCAGTAACAATCATATCCATTAATTCGTCCATGATTTTTAAAATGAGTAATCTTTTTTATTTATTAGATCTCGCCACCTTTGGGCATTTTGACTTCAGGTGGTTCAACTGATTTTGCATTGATTTCTGGTTCCATCACAGTAGCTCCAAGATCTCCGGTTGCACCAGGAATTGGTTGTCCTGTTGCAGGATCGATCATCATCTCTGCTGGATCTGGAATAACTCCAGTTTTAATTTCTTTGTCGATCAGTTTATCTTGATCAAGGATTTCTTCATCAGTCTGGCGAAGAATCTTACGACGAACATAATCTTGTGA